GTTGTAAACCTCAAAATCGTCCCCCATCGATACATATACATTAATTTCTACACTATTATCGATAGTTCCGGATGGAGACGTCAAGGGAATTTCAGAAAAAATACCAATAACACCATTGCCACTCAAAGCTTCCGGTAAAACGGCTGTTCCATAAATATTGGACACATCAACAATAGGAGGTACTGTACGAGGCAATAAAGTTCTGTTTGCAGCATGAGGAACCGTGACCGTAAAGTCTGTCATATCAGCTAAATCAACAATATGAGTATACTGGACATTCATAACGTTCTCATTTGCAACATTTGTGGGATCATAAACAACCCTCAAACGGCCCTTATGAAAAGAGGAACATGCAACCTGAAATCTAAATTTCATGGATCCTGACCAATGTTCAAAAGGCAAAGCTGCAAACGCACAAGCGGGAAACCAATAATTTACGGGCGGCCCAGCAGTTTGTGCCCACAAAGTGGGCTGAACGCGACAAGTCCACAGCAGATCCGATGCACTAGCCTCAGACCATGAAAATTTGGTCAAAAATGTCTCCTTAGAGGCTATATCTCGAATATTCAATGAATCAACTCTAGGTAAGTTAACAATCGATGGATCTATAGTCAACTCCTGCTTATCGTCTGTAGTTAACTTTTGAACACTATCCGGCACATTTGTTAATGCCAATGAAGAAGTGGGATTCAAACGTCCTGGTTGCGGATTCTCAGTCTGAGGTGGTCGACAATAACCAAAATTACGAGCTACATCAGCTGTAGCTCCAGCTATAGTTTGTGTGGCTGTTGCATATTTCCCTATAACGGGAACGTTTTTCAACTTGCCAGCAGCACTAGCTATAGCTGTGGCAGGCTTAGAAATAAAACCTTTGGCATTGGCTTCATCAACCTCGGTACCCGACTGGGGCACGATGGTAGCTGGATTGGCTCTCGTCAAACCAGTGTAACTAATATCTTCGCACCAAGCATAAACTCGAATAGTAATAGGATCAGTAGATCCATTGGCATGCTTCAGAGGGTTCAATGACCTGAAAATAATTTCACCCATTTGAGACCATTCTGCTCGAGGTATATCCATATAATTGTATCTCCAATAAAAAGGCAATATCATATCACCTCCTGTTGAAGTTGTAGGATCCAGAAATACGTGCGGTCTTTGAGACTCAATAATAGCATCATTCGGTACCAAAGGTGACGTAGCATAAAAATCAGGAATAGCGGCAGGATGATATGAAGCCATTGATCTACCATAATAAAACCCATTGCCATTTATGGCAACTTTCACATGGAGTTTGGCCCTCAACAACTTATAATTTGCTATCCTATTTACGACCTTAGGATTATTAAAATAAGCGGACCAGGGATCCAAAATTTGATTCAAACTTGCGCCCACGCCCCATGCATAAGTAGAAATAAGCAAGGGTCTCTTAAAGAAATCCGACAAATCGGTATCACTAGAATCTTGTAACATCATAGTCGAATCCATTTCTCCTGATGGATCCACACAATAAGTAGAATGCTGGTCATCAAACTTAAC